ACGACGACAACATTGCCACGACAACCAGTGTTCTGACACAGATCATGCGGCTCCAACAGATATGCTGCGGATCGTTTCAGCCTGACGTGGGGGATTTACAGGAACTAAAGAACAACCGTCTGCCAGAATTAATGGATATAACAGACGAGCTTTCGGGGAAGGCTATCATTTGGGCGACGTACACTAACGACCTCCAACGGATAGCACAGGCCCTGCGCGACCGTTTCGGGCCCGATTCGGTCGCAACTTATTACGGCGCAACGCCGCAGGACCGCAGACAGGAGATTGTTGAGGAGTTCCAAGACCCTGACAGCCCGCTGCGGTTCTTTGTGGGACAGCCCAAAACAGGCGGCTACGGCATTACTCTGACGGCGGCTAACACTGTGATCTACTACAGCAACAGCTACGATCTGGAAATACGCTTACAGAGTGAGGACAGGGCGCACCGCATTGGTCAAACTAAGTCGGTGACGTACATTGACCTCGTTTCCCCCGATACCATAGACGAGAAAGTTCTGGACGCTTTGCGGTCCAAGGTGAACCTAGCTGGCAAGGTACTGGGGGAAGAAGTCAAAGGGTGGTTAAGTTAAGCGAGAGGGTCTGTGAGTTTAGGATAAACGGTAAAGGGCGGTTTTTTGGGCGGTTTAAACTTGTTAAAGAACTCTTCTATTGTGTCCAACATAGGGGCTCTTTGCGGCGGCACAGAGCCCTGCCCACCTTTAAGTTGTTCCCCCATGCTTTCTGGAGAATACTTTTCCATAATGCTTTCTTGTTCTTCCTCCTCAATTTCAAAGTCGTCTTGCTGCGCTTGAGAACCGAAGTCTTGTCTTGTTTGGCGACTAAGGTTTTCGCCCGCGCTATATGCGTCCTGTCCTTGAAACTCGGTTCCTTCCCGCCTGTTTTCTATGGCTAGGAGGGACATGGCATCGGATTGTGCTACAGGCATAGACATGATTAAATCTTCGCCCCGTTGAACGGGCGTGGGAGTGAACGACGAGGCTTCCGGCATAGCTAAGTTGCCTCCGGTCAGAGCGTTTGCAACCAGTACGGGGTATCTCACGGCTTCTTGATCTAGAGGCTTTCTGCCTTCCACAAATGCTTGGTAGTTTCCAGTACCCGCGTTATACTTTTGCAGAGCCTGTTTAATATCTCCACCAGAATGAGCTATCATAGCCCGCAAGTATTTAGTCCCGAAGGCTACGTTGATCTCGGGCTCAAAAAGTAACTCTCGCGCTTTTTCTACGGTTCTTTCACTGTCGTCTATAGGAAAGCCCAAATCTATCGCAATATCAAAAACGTTCTGAGCGCCAAGCTTCTCATATCCGGGTTGGGCTCCAGTACTTGGTAAAACCTGCATAAGACCAATGGCGTCGTCTTCGCTAACAGCGTTAGGATCACCCGCACTTTCCGTCTGGATTACCGCCGCAGTCAGCTTATCAAAGTCTACTTCCGCAAACGGATCACCACCCTCCTGCATATAAACAGGTCCGCCGTCCGCGAACTGTTGGAAGTAACCAATGCCCTGCGGGTCCGGTCCGCGTGTCGGGGGTGGCCCCATTGCTTCACCGCCGCTGGCGAACTGCTGATAAGCGCCAACGCCCCGCGGTCCGCGGAACATGTTTCGTGCTGTCTCGTTCAGGGTTCCAATACCGCGCATCACGGGACCTCCTTGGGCAAATTGTTTAACCGCACTTTTATCAAAAACTCCAATGTGAAAGTCGTCATCTGATCCGCCTTTAACACCCGTGAACCCTGCCGCCTTCATAAAGTCGGATAAATTTGTCCTGTCTGTAGACATAGACTCGTAACGAAGACCCCACGTTACTGACTTTATATCATCAAACAGTTTACTTGAATTATTAAAGTCAAACGTTTTAGTTTCTTTAATAGGACCTTCTTCCCCCGCACGTCTACGGCGGTTGTACTCAACAAGAGCCGTGTTTGTGTCCGCGTCATACTCAACCCTAAAGGGCTTTCCGGTGGCGTCTTCCAAGGAGTTTAACACCGAAAGTGTCCCTAAAACACGCTCTTTTGCAACGGGAATTTTTTTCCCCGCCTGTAAAAAATTAGTTGTGTCTAAGTCAGCTTCTATGATTCTACTGTTGGGATTTAAACGGGACGGATAATCGTTACTTTCGCTAAAGTAAGCCGCTTGACCAAAGTTTCCTGTCGGTAAACCCCGTTCAGGGTCTATTTCGTCAAAATCCTTTTGAGTAGAATGAAAGCCCCTAAGTATGTTACCGCCACCAGAACCTACGGCACTGGGGTCTATGCGACCACCCCGCAAAATCGCAGCGCCTGTTCCGCCAGAAGCAACCATCTGTGCTACCTGCATTGCAGCCATAGGGTCTTCTTGAGCTACGCTATTATACAGCGCCTCTAAGCCTTCCGCGCCAGACTCCACCGCGGCTTGAGGGTTGTTATATAAAGATTTGGCAAACGCTCCAATACCTTGAACGGTGTCAGAAACGCCTTCGCCTATGCGGTTAGCGCCATGTTGAAGTATGCCAACAGGTAAGCTGGTTTTGCCGCTTTTAACACTGTCTCGCAAGGCTTTACGCCGCTCGTTGCGGTAGTCTTGCTCAAACTGATCCATGCTAAACTTAGCCATAGCCTAAATCCTACGCGTAAGGGTTCTTGTACATGTTTAAGAGTTCTTGGAAGTTGTAGCCTGTATTTGTAGGAGCCGGAGCCGGAATAAAAGGTTGAAACGCGGGCACCATCGGTTGAGGGGCTAACGAAGCTATGCCCTCTTGTACGGGCGGAACCATCTGTGGAAGTTCCAGACTAGGCAGGTTTGGAATCGTCGGTGGAGTAGGCGCAGCAACGGGCGGAAGTTCCAGACTAGGCAGGTTTGGAATCGTCGGTAGAGTGGGTGCAGCAACGGGCGGAACTATTGGTTGAAAAGGCGCAGCAACGGGCGGAACTATCGTTTCTTCAATTTCAGCGGGAGTTAAATTAATATCCTTTTTAATCTGGTTCTGTTCTTCAGGGGTGTAACTCCCCTCTTCCCAAGGGCTTCCCGCAGGGGGCTCCATTCCCGCGGTATAAGAAGCTGTTTCCCCTGTAACAGGGTTTCTCCAACTTACCATAACCGCGGGGTAGGCTGTAAAAGGAGTATCTGTTTCGGGAAACTTGAAACCATAATCAGGTTGATTAGAAACTTTGGGTTTTAAAGCAACAATTTCTTCTGCCGGAGTCATGTCGGCAGGAGCAACATTAGCAGGATTCGCTGCCGCCGCCGCTGCCGCTGCCGCCGCTGCCGCCTCTTGAGCCGCTCGCTGGTTATTTCTAGCTACTTCTTGCCTACGATATTGTTCGAAATACCGTAATTCTGCTCCACTTAAATCATCATGTCGTTTTGAGTTTCCATATTGGTCGAGAAACATTCCATCAGGTAAAGAGGTCATATTTAAAGCTCCTACGCGTAAGGGTTCTTGTACCTGTTTAAGAGTTCTTGGTACATATAAGGGTTGTTTTGATTGGGTTCAAAACTGGCGTACTGTGCGGGTTTTAAAATGTCCGAAATCAGTGCTTGTTCCGGACGGGGGTTCTCGCCCCCGTCCGGAACCCCTGAACGAACAGGTTCCACTGTAGCTCCGTCGTCAACGGGTATAACGTTTGGGTTTACACCTATATTTACACCGCTACCCATCATACCTGCCCGAGAAATGTCGTCATTATCGCTAGAGTTACCTGCACTGCCGCCGTGATACGCGGCCCAGCCTTCTGGCGGCTTGTTTAGGTTGTTGTCAAAAAAGCTAGTGGGCCCTTGTATAGGCACTCGGTCTCCCACCTCATAGCCATTTCCTGCGTTGTTGACGCTTCGTGTAGGAGTCATGTCGGGGTGTCCCGTCCACTCCCCGCCCTCAAAGCGTCCCCCAGAATCTCTTTCGTTTGTAGTAGCGTTATGCACACTCTGACTAAAAGAATTGCCGCCGCCAAAGGTTTCTGACCAGAAGCCAAACTCAGGGACGCCGCCGTGGCTCGGGAGCCCCGATCCGCCGTTCTGTTTCAAAAGCATGGCTTCCGCGGGCGTAATGTAGGCCAGCATGTGCGGCTGATCGCGGATCACGGTCTCGCGGGGTATGGACGCTATGCCCTGTTCCATTCTGTTCATCGGAATAGTCCTCCTATGCCTGATCGCATCTCGCCGCCACGGGCCGCGAAGGTTATGTCGTTAGGGAAAAGCTGACGCGCTTTGTTAATGTCAATGCTACTTATGCCGCCAGACTGCGGTCTTTGTGCCGCGCTACCAGCGGGATCAACAGAAGCCGTCTGGACCCCGCTGGGCGCAGCCGTCTGCGTAGAGGGTGGGAGGTCCCTTCTAGGCAGGGGCTGTAGGGAGGCGTCTTCTCGGGTATCCAAAAATTCTCGCGCTTTTTGTAAAAGTTCGTCTACGTTTTCTTCCGCTTCTTCCGGAGCAACGTACCGCTCATAAAACTCCTGTTTCATCTGTTGTTGTCTTTCAGGAGTTACCGTAAAACGCTTTCTGTCGCCCATTAAAAAGTCGGGCTTCTCTGTTATGACGCTTGTTTCTTCCTCGGGTTTATCTTGAACAAGTGCAGGACGAACCAACCTGTAAGCATAAGAGGACGGTTCTAAAAAGTCTAACATTATGTTGTACGCTTTTAACGCAAACGAGGCTTTCTTCTCAGGAGTTTTTGCCTTTGCCAAAAGAGCCCCTAAAAGTTCTGGGTCTTCAAACATTTTAGTAAGCATAGTCATACGAGCAACTTCTGGGGCTTTTTCCAAAAGAGTTCTGCCCGCGTTTCTGGCGGCTTCCGCAGCACGTCCCGAAACAATCAAATCTCCCGATCCTCCGGGCCCCACTAAAACGTTTCTAGCGCGAGTTCCCGCAGAAGAACCCAGTATAGACAAGGCAATATCTAATCCGGGGCCCATCTTTTTAACCAAGTCTTCGAAGTCTTGTGCGTCACCGCTCATCAAGGTTTGTTCATACTTAGCCATCTCGCCCAACAACTTTTTCATGTTGTCAAGTTGACCCGCCGCCATGACGCCCTTGCTCTCCGCCCACTCTGCCACGCTCACGTTGTTTTGAGAATTAGGCAGAGGTTCAAAAAAATTCTTGTACGCCGCAGTGGCGCTAAAAGCTCCATTGTTTGCATTAATACCTGCTTTGGACAACACTTCCTCAATTAAAGAAACCCTGAAACCCAATAAAGCTTCTTCGCGGTTTATGGTGGTTCCTGTTGGCTCAACAATTTTTTTACCCGCGGAATCTTCGGAAATTTTAACTACCGAGGTAGGCCCTTGTAAGGCTGAGTCGAAACCTAAAACATCTTCCGCGGCTCCGCGTTGAAGGTCCGTTGTAACTCCCTCCGTTCGCATAGGATCAACTGTGAGATTACCGAGAGGCTTATTTTTAACGTCTAATTGACCGATTGCCAGAAACAATCTGTTCAAAGATTCAATAGGTTTCTCATTAGAAGGCCGCAGCGCCTTGTTTATTGCGGTTGTTGGATTTTCCGTTCCACCTACGTCTAAGCCATTAGACTTCATCAACTGGTAGAAACTACTCTGGGCTTTTACCGCATTAATAGATTGTTTAGCTTCAGCCGACGTTTTGTCCAAAAGTACGTTTAGCCTGCTCATATTACTTAGGTCAGCCTCTAACGCAGGAAACGCCTTCAACATTAGAGCGTTGTTGTCTTGCTGCATCCACTTCGCCAAGGAGGTTGGAGTAACCTTCCCCGTAGTTTCGTCTATGGCGTTTTCGCGAATATTTCTAAGAACGTTTTCTGTAGTTCCGCGAACCGTGTTTGCAGTACCCAAAACCTTTATAGACTCTTCGTATAAATCAGGCGCAACTTCGTCTAACAGAGACTTGTTAGCTTTTAGCCAATTTTCATATTTTGGTAGGTCCAGCATTTCTGACTCAGGGTCTATTACCCCTTCAAAACCTTCCCGAAGTTTAACTACATCTGGTCGGTCAGAAGTTTGAGCCCCAAACAAGTTTCCGCGAAGCGCGGCATCCAACTGACTACCATCAATTAAAGTGCTTAAAAGCTGTTGTTGTTGAAATTGACCTACTTGATCCAGTTGTTTTACATGCAAGTAAGCTAGGTCAACACCCTGTAACTCTCGTTTTAATAATTCCGGTGCAATTTTACGGGCACCTGATTTATCTGTTGCGGACAAATCCCCCGCAAAAGTTTTTGTATAGGCGTTGTTAAAGGCAACAGAATAAGCGCGGGCCGTGTCGTATGCAAAATTTACGCCTTGCGGAAAGCTCTTTAAGTCATCTAATAGGGCCGTGGCAAAACCATGCGCTAAACGCGCACCGTTGGCATCTCCACCAGCATCTAGTTTACGCCCAAGGGCTAAAGCTGTGCTGCGCATTTGAAACAATTCTTTTCCAGAAAGAGTTCCTACGTCCGCGGTAGCCGTTGCAACTTCGGCAGCGGCTTCAGGGGTCGCAGCGGGGTTTTCAAGCTGCGCCCGTCGTAACGCGGCGGCACTGTCTAGAAACCCTCGTGCATCAGTGGTAAACGTACTGTCTGGAAGAAACTGACCGCCTCTGCCTTGCGGGTCGCTCTGTACATAGCGTTGAGTTCTACTTTCAGCGTTAGCGTTTACCCAATCGTCAACGACGCGTTGAATCTCGTCTGGATTATCAAGGTTTTCTACTCTTCGAGCAACGGCTTGCACGGCTCTGAGGTTATCACGGGCCTCGCTTTGAATAGAGAAATTAGGGTTGTCTAAATAAGCGTTAAATCTTTGCGTATTCCTTGCAAAGCTTTCTTGGGCCGACTGTACGGCTTCGCTTACGACTTGAGAGGCTTCGGCTACGGGAGGGGTGTCTAAGTTGTTTTGAATAACCAGCAAGTTTGCATAAGCGTCATATGCTTTTGCAACTTCCCTACTTCTGGGCGTACTTGATTTACCCAGTTTGTCTGAGGATATTGCCTTGAACGCCGCAGCTTGTTCTTGAGGTGGTAGCTGAGAAACCTCGTTAACGGCTCTTTGAAACGCCGCTTGAGCTTCGGGGGTAGCCGCAACACCCGCATAAAGGTCTTGAAATTTTTCCCGCGCCTTTTGTAAACGCGTGTCTACAGCGACGACAGCTTGTTCGCCGCTTAAATTAAGCTCATCCGTTTTACGGGCGACAAAAGCGCCTAACGATTTTATTAAATCGTTGTCTAACGGAATTTTAGCTTCTTCAACTAAGTTTGAAACGTTTTCGTTCCAATATTTTATAAAATTAGGGACCGAAATAGGTTTACCTTTTTCGTCTACAAACTCGCTTATTTCTACGTTTTCAGGTATTCTTTTCCATAGGGCGCGTTCGCGGGCTCTGTCCGCCTTAATAAGTTCGTCAAACAAATCAAACATCTTTTTCGCTTCGTCTTTTGACGCCGCGACGGGCACACCCTTAGAGTCTTTTTGAATGCGCTTAAACGCGTCGTCTAGATTTTTACGTGCCTCATAAACGCGTTTGTTAATAGAGGCTTCAAAGGTACCCTCCATCATTGCCGCGGCCTCTTGCACCGCGTCACGGTCCCCCGTAGCGTACAAACCACGTATCTTCTGACGAATGCCGTCCGTTATGGCTTGTTGAGCCGTGGCTCGTTGACCCTGCAAGCCGTTACCAATAAAATTTAATGCTCCCTCTAATCCCAAAAGAGTGGGACTTAGAGATTTAGTGCCCGCGGTAGGCTTAACGGGGCTTCCGTCGGAATCCAAAAGGTCACTAAACTCTCGCGAATTTAACAATTTTGCAACCTCTTTAGGGTCCTCTCCAGCGTCCTGCAAAGCCTTAAATAGCCAATCGGCTATCTCCCCCTGCAATTTTTCCTGACGCGCCGCTTGAGCCTTGTCTCTAAATTCCTTACCGCCAAACACAAACCCCTGTACGGCCTTTCGGCCCTTGTTAAGTTGTCCAGCAACGTAAGGCACCTTTTTAGTTAGAACGTCGGCGCTATAACCGCCCAACAAGCTGTACCCAAACTCCTGCGCAAATTCCATAACAGGGACCGTGGGGTCAAGTTGATTTTGTGCTTGAGCTAAACCTGCTCCGAGATTAGAAGCGCCCTCCGCTAACGCGTATGTAAAAGGTGCTGCTTTGGAGGTTTGCGCAATGCCCTGTAGCATGGATTCCGCACTAGCCAAGGTGCCTTTTCCAGTAACCGTTGGCGCGTACTTAAACAACTTGCTTGCTTGTTGTCCCGGTTGTTTTAACATTCCACGCGTTAGGTCGTCTTTAATTAACTCGTAACCAAGACTTATATTTTTGCTCATAGCGTAAGGAATTGCAGAGTAACCAAGACCTTCGGTGGTGCCTTGCCCTATCTTATAAAGTGCCTCGGCTTCAGGAAGAAGTGGAACGTCGGGTCCAAAGGTAAGTTCTTGTATCTTTTCGCCGCCAAATCGCCCTGTTGCTGCGGAAAAGAGGCCCGCAACCGTGGGCAGTGCAAAACGAGAGACGCCTTTTTGTACGCCTCTTAAATACGGACCAAAGGCGCTGCCTTTGTATTTTATTTTATTTAAATAGTCATTCGTAAGTTTAAAACCCACAGCAAAACTACCTGCTTCCGCCAACGCGGGAACCACTTCTTCTTTAACACCTTGAACGATTGTGCCCAGTTTTTCACTGCCAAAAAGAGTGGGCATCCTAATCGGCTCACCCTCGGTGTCCACAGAGAACAATTCAATTATGTCCATCGGCGTCATGGGAATACCGTCGTTAAACGCCCCAGCAAAACCCTTCCCTGTTGTTAAACTAGGGTAAGAAAACCAGTTGGGGTCCTCTGGAAATTCGCCGCTAATCGTTGTGGCAATGTCTTGCGCGAGGGCCGCGGTCGGGTCGGCAACGTTGTCGTTTCGGTAAATGTTTGTTAACTGGCCCAAAGATTCCTTGGAAAACGTTAACGGTTCAGGCATACCTCTTGCCGTCAAATTTTCTTGTATAGTGCCCCCGAGGTACGCCGGAGAGGGCTGATAATCGGGTGAAGTAGAAGCAAACTTATTCTGTTCTTCAGCCATTTATTTAGCCCCCTTTTGCGTTTTGAAGAATCCGCTGCTTGTTTGTTAGTCCGTCGGGACCAACCGCCTCTTGCGAGAGGGCCGCGTTGTTACCTTGCGTAGGATTTTCCCCAAACCCAATTACTGGCCCAAGCATTTCTTGTAAGCGTCCTATTTCATTTACCTTGTTTTGATATTTTGTAATCAAGGTTTTTTCAGTGCCCTGCGGATTAGCAATAATTTCTAACAAAGCCCGTTTTTCTAAACGAAGTTGTTGTCCTAAAGATACCAGCTTGTTAGCTTCCGTTTTAGGGCTGGAAAGAAGTTTGGTTGGATTAGGAAACAACGTCCCCAACTCTTTTGTCTCGGCATAAGCGGGTCGGGCTACCTGCAACCGCAACGCGGAACGACCCAGTATTTCGGTTAACGAGGTAAACTGACGGGCGTCAGTAATGTCGCCAAACAACCTGCCACTGAGTTCTGGGGAACCAAGAGGGCCACCTAAAATTGCATCAAGCCCCGCCGCAATATTCGACCAAAAGCCCGTACCCTTTCGAGCCTGCTGGTAAGCGTCTCGAACACCGTTTTTAATTTTTAAAGCTATTTGAGCGTCATTAAGGCCCTCTAACCCGTTTAGCTTAACAAACTCTGCACGGGCTTCCGGCGACATGTCCGTAATGACGTTACTACCGTCCACCAAAAGATTGTCGATAAGAACTTGATCCATTTTGGCAAGACTAGCCAAGGCGCTTTCGCTTCGTCCTTGAACCTTTTTATACTGTCCAATCATTTGATCCGAAACGCGAACCGCTCCAACATCAGTTAGCAAACGTTGATCGCCTGTTTTAGGATCAAGGAATGTACGACCATCATAAGACGTTATGACGCCTACATCAGATAAGAACCCTTGACCGGAGTAAGTTTTGGTAGTTCCAATGCGTGTTATTTTTCGTCCTTCGGCAATGGCTTTGTCTACGACGGCCCGTCCGTTAACCGTGTTTGCGTCCGCGGGAGCAACGGAACCATCGGGCATTAAAATGTCATAGAAATCTGGCGCAGGAATACCTGTTTTTAAGATTTCTCTAGGTTCTTTTCCCGGTATAAGTTCATACAGCTTATTGTCATACTCTTTAAACACACCCTGTTTAGGTATTGTCATTACGGGTACGGGTTTTCCGCTGGACATGTCCACAAACTGACCCTCAACAATTTCATATTTGGTGCGCGGGTCCTGATACACAATCTTTGCGTTAGTAGGATCAGTAGTATCTATGATTGTACCGTTGATGTTTGTTGTGGTGGTTTTTCTCGTATTTATACTTTCGCCATCTGGACCTTTTACTTCTATACCTTCGCCGCTGGAGAAGTCGTAAACTGTGTCACCCATAACACGAATGTCGGGCTTGTCCTGCAAGAGCTTGAGTTTAGCTTCAGAAATAAGCGCCATTCTATTGTTATGTTCTACGCTGGCAGATAATTTTAAGGTGTCCTGAAGGAGTAAGTCGGTACGGTGTTGTTGCAAGTCAGCCTGTTGATCCACGGCAAGGTTGCCTTTGTTAACAGCCAAGTCATACATTCTATCGCGGTCAGCTTCCAAAGAAGTTTGGACAGCTTTAGCGTCGGCAGCTTTTTCTTTTGCCAATTCAAAGTTACCCTCTTTGACCGCCATATCTCTTTCTGCGAGAAGCTGATCTATCTTGGTGTTGTCGTCCAAAACCTTGTCACGAAGTTTGCTGTATTCCGTGGCATCCTTTTCGTTATCAAACCTTGCTTGATCCATAGTTTGATTAAAGGTTTGTGCCGCTTTCAACCTGTTTTCAGTAGCCTCTCTAATTTTACGGTCAGCCTCGTCTCTTTCCTTATTATAAGCAGCCAATGTTGTGGCTTGTTTTTCTTGAGCCGTTAAACGCTTACCTTGCAGGTCTGCGCGACCCTCTATTTCTTTGCTAATACGTTCCAAAGCTAACTTTTGATCCAGTTTTGCCGCGGCACCCGGATCAACGATAAGTGCTTTAGTGGCTTCAGGAAGCTCATCGTATATATCTCTCGGAATACCGTTAACACCCTGCGGATCACCCAGCATGAGACGGCTTTTTTGGTCGTCAGTTAATGTGTTATAAACATCTCTTGGAACACCTTTGACGGGTCCGTCCGCAACTCCAAGAACCTTTTCTTGAGCCGATACGCCTAGATCATCAAAAATATCCCGCGGAATACCGTTAACACCTTGTGGATCACCTAGAAGAACTTTTCGTTTATCTTCGTCTGTAAGTTCGTTAAACACTTCTACTGGAATACCTTTGACGCTTGACGCAGGCTTCGCCGCGGCACCCAACACGATTTTCTTAGTGGTTTCTGGCAATCCGTCATAAATATCTCTTGGAATGCCGTTAACACCTTGCGGATCACCCAACATTACGCGTCGTTGTTCTTCTTGCGTAAGCGTATCAAACGCCACTTTCGGTATTCCTTTAATAGACTCAGCTACGTTAAGCACTACTTTCTGTTCTTTTTCAGATAGAGTATTGTAAATGTCGATTGGAATGCCGTTAACACCTTGCGGGTCACCCAACAACAAGCGTTCTTGTTGTTTTTGCGTAAGCGTATCAAACACTGTTCTTGGAACGCCCTTAACGTCGCCCTCAACCGCGCCGATAACCAATTTTTGTATAGCTGGATCAAGTCCGTCATAAATATCTCTTGGAATGCCGTTAACACCTTCTTTACGACCCAGAACAATTTCTTCTTTAACCGCATCTGAAAATGTATCAAAGATTGCAAACGGAATGCCTTTAACAGGGCCTTTTATTGCCCCGACAACTAAATCTTTGGCCTCTGATGGAAGCGCGTCATATATATCTCTGGGAACTCCGTTAACACCTTTCGCCTCTCCAACAAGAACTCGCGTTTTAACGTCCGCGGAAAGCGCGTTAAATATTACCGCCGGAATGCCTTTAACAGGTGCCTCTACAATGGTTTCTACTTTTAATATTATTTTTTGTTGGTCTTCAGGAAGATTGTTGTAAATAGACATGGGAACGCCGTTTACAGTAGATTCTTTGCCTAACAAAATAGAGTCTTGCGTCTCTTTAGGTAAATTTTTCCAAATAGACATGGGTATGTCTTTTATAGATTCTTCCTTTACTTTTGTTTGAGCTAAAGCAAGCGCGTCTGCCGCAGTTTTGTCGGCAACCGACTGTTGAAGGCTGGCTTGTAAACCCGCCATACGCATCTGACGGTCCTCGGCGCGTTGTGCTTGTTTCGCGGACAACATACCCGCAGCACGTTCCCCGATCCGTTGTGGAAGCTGTGTTTGCGCAGCCGCATTGGCTAGACGCTCTGCGATAGAGCCGCCTTGCGTATTACCCGCAAACTGCAATCCTGTTTGAGCAATATCAAACAGCATTTGCGCTTGAGACATCTTGCGTTGCTCTTCAAGGTCCGCGGCCCGCGCTTCGCTGTCCATAGCACCCGCAAAGTAATCTTGGTACGCTGAAGCATCACGATTTGCCTGCGCTATAACGGGGTTCAGGGGTTGACCGCCGCCAACTTTAGCTTCGTCTCCGGCTTGGTATCCTCGGACCTCTACGGGCCCACCCTGCCTAAAATTTACAGGGGGAGTGTTGCCCGCCTCCATCATTGGATCGTTCATCGCGGGCTCCGACGCTTGGGCCATCATTAAACCACCGACGCCCTCGGACATCGGGCCTTCCATCTCAACGTCGCCCGCTATGCCCCTCATTAACTCCCCGACGCCGCTGTTTAAAGCGCCCTCTTCCGTCATCATAATGGCGGGCTGGGTTAGAGTTAATACCGACTCAGGAGTTTGCTGCGCATCCTCGGGACCTACTAAACCAGCAAGTTCCGCGTACCGTGCATCTAGGGGCATATCGTTGCCCCGTAGTCCGTTAATCAGGCTTTCGTAGTCTTGGGCTCCGTCTATGTCTTGCATCATGCCTTCCATAGCCATCATGCCCGCCTGTTGACCCTGCGCTTCCGCGCCCATCAAAGCTTGTTCAGCACCCGCGGGTGGCATGGGGGGAGGAGCCATCGGAGGTGGTGGCATCATGTTGGGGTCCATCGGAGGAGGAGGTGGCATCATGTTGGGGTCCATCGGAGGACCGCCCATTGCCAAGCCCTGAACACCGCGACCCATCAAAACGTCTTTTTGACTAATGCGTCCGTCGCCACTTAGGTCGGGAAAACTTGCTTCGCCGCCGTTGCGAAACATCTGACGCTGCATAACACCACGATTCATCATTTAGAATAACCCCGCTCTTTGTGCGCCTGACGCTGCGCCTAATGCACCTATACCTAAGCCCAATGCCGTTTGGAAGGGAGAAACTTGTGGGGCAGAGGATGCTGTTAGTGTTGAAGACCCTGTTGGTGTACCAGAGTATATGTCCGACAAGAAGCCGTACTGTTGGTAAGGCTGCGTGTAACGCTGTAAATTAGACATGCGCAACGCATCCAAACCAGCTTGCTGCACACCGCGCTGATTAGCGCCCGTGGTCATTAGGTTTTGAATGTCCTGCGTATTAAGGCCCGAGTACATTTCGCCCAGACCCGCTTGCTGTATTCCAAGCTGACCCAAGCCTTGACCAAGACTACCAAGCCCCTGACCTAAGCTGCCATACGCGCTTGCCGCCGCCTGACGACGGTTCATGGCACTTTCCATACCGGAAGCTGCAAACTGTTCTGCTGACATGCCCAGAGCAGCCGCCTGTTGCGCCGCCGCTTGCTGGCGGTTCAGCGCGTTTTCATACGCGCCCTGACCAAACTGACCCGACGCCAATCCCATCGCAGCACGTTGCTGTGCCGCCGTTTGACCCCGACCTTGAGCCTGTTCAAAAGCTGCCTGTGATCTTTGAGCCGCGCTTTCATAACCCGCTTGACGCATTTGGGCCGCGGTCCGCGCTTGTTGTTCTAAGGTGTTTCGCCCTAATTCAGCTTCGGCAATGCCCTGCCGTGCGCCGCCAAACGCTCCAGAAGCAACGGCATTTGCGCCCAACTGTGATTGTTGCATTTGACCTGCACGAGCAACATCTTGTAAAGCCTGTTGAACCGCTTGGTCTTCGTATTCATTCATATAACCGCGGGCACTGCGGGGATCATAAGAGCCCGTAGTTTGGGACATGTCCTGCATTGCGCCGTAAGTATTAGCCATCGTAGGAGCGGCGTTGTACTGTCCGCCCGTTCTCGCAAGTTGCTGCATTCCCGTAGAAGCTATGCCTTTAGCCCTGTTTGGATCGTACTGTGCGCCCGTGCCCGCAAGAGACGCGGCTCCCGCGCCCATGTAGCCTTGACCCTGACTCATCATGCCCGCTGCGCCCTGCAATGAGGCAGCACCTTGATTTAGGTAGGGCTGAAAGGCTCCAACGCCCCGTTGGGCCGCGGCTGACGCAGCTTGCTCCGCGGGGCTTAAACCAGCAATCTGATAGTCCGGCGGTAAATCACCCGTTTCAATCTGCTTTTTAATAAACTCTTGCGTGTCCGCCAGCAGCCCTAGTCGGTACGCCTCAATGGCGGGGTCTTGGCGGTTAATTACCGTTTGTGTGGTCATGCTACTGCACCCCCTTCAAACGCTCGCATTATGTCGTACATCTTACGAACCCCTTTTTCTCGGCTTCCGTTACCCGCGCCGCGGACGGCCCGTGCGTTCATTACAAACTCACCGTCGGAAAGCATGGCGGGAATGCTGTCGGAAGTCTCGGTTCCGCGGCCCGCGATATACCCATTGCGGCGAGGGAAATTCTGCATTTCTCCGCCAGCCGCGGCGTATTGAGGTTGGTTTAGGTATTGTTCATACAGTAGTTGTTCTTGTGACGGCACCACAACGTCATCCATTGTGGCACGGAGGTACGGAACGTCTGGAACGCCAACGCGGTAACGTTCGGGGTTTTCAGCTAACCGATCCTCTGACGGAGACGTTCCGTCGTAGGGGTCTTCTAACTCTTCTTCAGGAATCGGATCATACAAACCCATTGGTGCAGCTAAAGCGAGGCCCGCCCCGATTGTTGGTACAAGTTTAATGCCGCCCTTGACCGCTTCAGTAGCACCTTGACCAAGTAAACTTTCGACGTGGCTCTGGTACACTGGGCCAGATGGGTCTAAGGTTGGAAATTGCTTAGACACTGCTTCGGCAGCGTCTGCTAAGTTCATACCCGCCTTTCCTTCCGTGCCCTGCGTATAGAATACGTCTTTAGCTTGTTGTAAGTATTTTTTGTATCCGGTTAGTTCTCCGGCTCCACCCGCTCCGGCTCCACCCGCTCCAGCTCCACCCGCTCCGGCTCCACCAGCGTCAGCTCCACCCGCTCCGGCTCCACCAGCGTCAGCTCCACCCGCTCCAGCTCCACCAGCGTCAGCTCCACCCGCTCCAGCTCCACTTGCGTCTTGAGAAGAAAATAAACTTTTTCCTTCAAAAATATTTCCGCCACTAGGCATACCAAACTCTTGTATTCCCGACCTAAATCCTTCAAAACGTCCCGAAATACCCGTTTTAGTGGTGTTCATAGCGCCTTTAATACCCGAAGAAATGCCGCCCATTACGCCGCCCATTGCTGCGCTTTTCAAAGCGTCTTTAAAGTTTCCGCCCTGAATTAAAGTAGTAATACCGCCGCCCAATGCGCCCGCCGCAATAGCACCCATACCCGGAGCTATTATATTAAGAGCAAGCGGCACAACAATAGGAGCGACCGCCTTAACGATCTTCTTAACGCCCTTAACAAGCTTCTTAAAGAAAAACTCCGCCTGTCCGGTTCGCGGGTTAATGCTGTTTGCCTCTCCGCCAACCGTGTAACGGTCTAAATTAACCCCAGAACTGGAAAACGCGTCCATCATCTCTTGAGCTAAACGTGGGTTCTCTTCCAACAACTTAGGGTGAATTACAATCTCACCCTTCTCAGCGTGGATCATCTCAGTATCGCCGTTGCGACCAAACCCCGCCATTTTTTCCGCAATTCCGCGGTGCGAATTAATGCCCGACTGCTTTCCAAACAGGAGCCGACTGTCATCAATCTCATCTAGGTTTGATGTCAAAAAGGACGCCAAACCACCTTCCGGAAGAATTAGTTGTTGTTGCATCGTATCGCCCCTTTAATCCACAATAGCAGATGTCGTTTTACTTTTCCATGCCTATGTCGTCACAGTAACAGAACCAACAGAACCCGTAGCAGTATTACCGCGTAAGTTCGGCTGATCCGCAACCACTATCTTTATCTGTCCCATAACGCCCGCAGCGTCCCTGTACTGAAACAATGCACCTACCTCCAAACCCTGATCGTCCGTCTGTAAGTTCGTTAAAACCAACTCAGTGTGTCTCCCCTGACCCGGATTCTGCATCTGTTCTAAATACACCGAAAACGCCAGAACTACAGATTCCATATACGTTCGGTCGTACTCGTCCGGCGCTTTAGGAAAAAACGGCTTGATTAAGTTACGAGACACTATCTTCTCCCGTCTGGTCTTATATCAACCCGCGGCGTTCCTAGTCGCCATCCAACTCCTGTGTCCGTAGATTCCAACTTTAACGAAAACGCCCTGCCACGAAGGCGTAAATTAACCTGATTTGTCCACTGCTCCAAAGGCACCGTAGCCGTCCGAGTAACCGCCTTTGCCTGCGTTTGAAGGTATAATCCGCCCGGATAATTACGCGCCTGTAAGGTCATAGTGGCTGATGGAAGAGAGGCCGTTGAGTCCCTAAACGTTAAATCAGGTATCATCTTGCTCATAAACAAAAAGTGGTCCCCGTCACCCATATCTATCTGACTGCTTTCAATCCGCGCAGAAATAGCCGTTACAGGGTCCGTACTGCCGTCATCAAACCCTATTTCATGGTTATACAGGTAATGATCCGGTGCCGCTGCAATCGGATCAGCGTTTATACCACGATCTAGCCATACAGTGCGGTCCATTGTGCCGTAATACCAAAGGTTTTGCTGGTAATTAAACACTACATATCGGTCGTTTTCAGAACTACTTGAAGAGGGATAAAACCACCAAATCTCCCCAAAAGCAGTGTTTGAAGAGGCTGTGACCTTCTCCTTTTGAAAGAAGTTAAAGTCCGAAAAGACGTAATCACGTACCGTACAAGGTATGCGCTGTACCGCGCCAGAATAGGTGTAAAACTCTTCCTGACCCATCCAAAACACGTTGTCTTCTACGTTAATCGCGGCCAACGGACCCATAATGGTTATGTTGTCCGATACCATGTTAATACCGAAGGTAAACGGCGGTCCTAGAAACTGCATCGCGTGTAACGAAACATCCGTAAATACCATGATCTGTTGTTTTGTCTCTACCGCAGCCACAATCTCAGAACCAGAACCTATTCTAAGGTCGCCCGCAGTATTCGTAGCCGCCGCAGCCCAACCCGTAAGGCTTGCCTGACTGCCAAATCTAATTAACAACGGGTCTTGGTCCGTACTGTTTTCAGCGTTAGTTCCAAACACGACAACATGGCGGTCGTTGTCAGAAACCAAAACTATCTTAGCCTTGGTTGGTGGACTGCTTGCCCCCGAAAGAGTGGATAAAGCTACCGCCCTGACGCCTGTACCGTTAGTCTTATCCCAATAGTAGATGTTTCCATCCCTATCGTTAAGCAAGAGGTCCTCGCCAAAGTTATCGTGGCTCCAAATTCTAAGCATCTGACCCGAGGCGCTTGTGTCCGTAGACGAGTTCCACGTGCCGCGGCCCCAAGTACCCGCGTTCCAGCCGTTGCCAACAATAGTGGTATCTAGGCCCGTGTTGATTTGATACGCGGCCACCGTAGAACTGCCGCCGCTACCACTGTCAGAAGTGTTAGCAAACACGAAGGTGGCGTTTAAACCGCCCGTGGTTGTAATTGAAGCAATAGTGGAAACTGTACGGGCTTCAATCTGATAGGCATTAGCACTTACAATCGAAGTAATCTGATATTCTTGGTTAAGAACTGCGGCGGTAATTACGCCGCCCAAAGTCGCAGCATCCGTAAAAGTTACAAAGTCATCCGCCAAAGCGCCGTGTTCGTTTTCCGTTACAGTAATGGTGCAGCAACCAACTGCGGCCCCATCCGCATGAGACGCGGCAGTCGTACCGTTTTGGCCCCTAGCGCAACCCAACAAAGTAACGCTGGAAATAGAGGCGTAGGTTATTTCTTCAGAACCTATCTTAATGCGACCCGAAGCAGGAAACCCCGTGGCGCTGTCTATTACAATAGTCTCCGCAGTGGCGTCGATAGCTCCGTTAAGAGTGTCCGCGCCCGTAGCAAAGGTGGCATCACCCGCGCTCGTTGTTAAACGAATTGGGGTGATGTCGTAGTACTGCGTGCCCTCTAGTATGTAATACTTTAGGTGCGTTCCAACTCCGATAAAACTTGTGCCGTCTAACGCGGACCACGGGTGCAATGCGCGGCATGTTCCTAAGAAGGCTGTACTAGAGTACTTAGACCAACCTCCTATTTTTTCAGGAAACCCAAAACGAAACCTAACCTTATCCACATCAAACCAACCGCCCTCGTTACTATAAGAGGTGGTTTCTCGGTTTATTCCGGGCTTGAACTGGAGCTTGGTCAGGGGCATGGCGTCATCCTTACGAGTTTGCCGCAATAGCAGCATTAACAGCAGTCATACTTTCTGTAGTCCAGTAGTCTTTTGCCACCATGAGTTGCAGATGCTCTACATTGCGGGACACTGTGTCTGCCCAATCTGCATCGGACATATCCTCTGGTTGACCAGCGTTAAGGAGATCAACTGAGTGACCCATTGCTGTGTAGTTCTGTGCGATTTCTTCTGCAGTTGGTGTATCAGTCATTGTTTAGTTTCCTTCTAGGGCTGTGATGCGGTCAGTTAATGCCGTAATTGTAGCTTGCTGTTCTTGGATTGAGGCAATCATTAAAGGGATAAGTTCAGTGTATCTCACTGAAAGATAATCCGTACCATCTTGCTCGGTGATGTCCATTGCTTCAGGGACAACATTCTGTACGGACTGGGCTATTACCCCTACCTGTGGATCATTGCTTTCATCATTATTCCAAGTAAACTTTACAGGATCAATTTGCGCCAAATCTGCTACAGCGTTTGTATATCTTCCAGTAACAGTTTTTAATCTAGAATCGGAAACACTTGCCCAAGAAGTTCCATTAGCACTCAACTGGACTCCATTGCTAACATTCATTACATAGGCTTTGGTATTGTATAGACCAAACCAAGCATTGTATGCTTGAGCATCTGTAAATTGTATACTAGCATCATAAGCAGTAGCACCAGAACTCATGTTAATCTTTGGCGCACCGCCCCTACCTGTATCCGTGTCTCCGTTGTATGGGAGTTGCCAAGATTTACTTGTAGTGACGTAGGCTAACCTAGGATTACCATCCCCATCCGACAGCACGATGTTGTTGCCTGCGGTGCGGATGTCCAAGCCGCCAGCGTTGCCTGTGTAACGACCAAGGACGGTGTTTTTAGAACCTGTTGTAATGTAGTATCCTGCTTGTTCTCCAATAAGTGTATTATCTGCACCCGTAGTGTTACTATATCCTGCACTATACCCAACCGCTGTGTTGCGGGATGCGGTGGTGTTGGATAATAAAGAATAACCACCAACTGCTATGTTTGTAGCTCCTGTTGTGTTTGCTTGTAGAGCAAATGTACCCACAGCCGTATTGTTAGATGCTGTGGTAGTAAGTTTTAATGCTCTAAAACCTAAAGCTGTGTTGTAAGAAGATGTGGTAAGTGAAAGCCCAGCCTCACCGCCAATACCTGTGTTGCCCGTACCAGTAGTATTACTATATACTGCCTGATACCCAACCGCTGTGTTGTTAGATGCGGTGGTGTTTGCAATAAGCGCTGAAGTACCCAACGCAGTATTCTGACCGCCAGTTGTATTAACTCGTAGCGAAGAAACACCCATTGCAACATTATCTGCCCCGCCAATATTTGTCAGAAGTGATGCGTAACCCACGGCTGAGTTATTGGAGCCAGTGTTAGCACTAAGGGCTAAAGTCCCAAAAGCGGAATTGGTAGTTCCAGTAATATTAGTTTGAAGAGTACCCTGACCAAAAGCACAATTGTTTGTACCTGTTGTATTTGCTTTTAATGCTTGATAACCAAAAGCGGTTGTTGGTGTGCCAGTAGTATTAGCATACCCAGCCTGATACCCAACAGCCGTGTTAGCGGATGCGGTGGTGTTTGCCTTTAAAGAATCCATACCGACAGATACGTTATAGCTACCAGTAGTATTAAGGTGTAAGGCCCTTTCACCAAGTGCTACGTTCTGTATGCCTGTTGTATTTGTATAGAATGAACGCCACCCAAGTGCCGAATTACTTACGCCTGTAGTAGTGCTGTATGCAGCCTGATACCCAACTGCGGTGTTTTCGGATGCGGTGGTGTTGGCACTAAGTGCTAAAGTACCCAATGCGACATTCGACCCACCAGTTGTAATTGCATCTCCTGCTTGACCACCAATGAGGGTGTTGCTTGTGCCAGTTGTAACTGATAGCCCTGCATTGTAGCCAACTGCTGTGTTGTTACTGTCTGTAGCAGTCGCAAAGTCTTGACTAGCCAATGCCGCATGACCCAAAGCAGTTGAATGATGACCGTTTCTGTCTGTAATTAAAGCCTGCTCCCCAAAGGCTGTATTATTACTTCCAGCTACTAAGTTAGCACCTGCAAAAGTGCCCATTAAAACGTTGCGAATACCTGTTGTCATATCAAGACCCGCTTGATAGCCCACTGCTACGTTTCGTGAATTAGCTCCAGCATTTAATGTTTTTAATGATTGATAACCAATGGCTGTATTGTGACCATTAGCATCTTCAGTGCTAAGTGCTTCAAATCCAATAGCTACGTTACCATCACCCGTAGTCAAAGCAGTACCAGCCTCATCACCAACGACCACGTTGTAATTACCGTCAGAGGCTATTGAGTTACCTGCGTTTACCCCTGCACGAAAGTTGGATGTACCTGCTGAAGCAGTGATAATATCTGCACCATCTGCAAAGGTTACGTCAGCCGCAAAGTTAGCTGCACCATCTACATCAATAATGTCTAGGTTAGATGTTCCATCTACATCTAGGTCGCCACCTACTGAAGCATCATCCGTAACCGTCAAATCGTCATCAACCAACAAGTCCACAACATTAAGCGTGGCAAAGGCATCAACTATCGCGGCACCAGAACCCGCGCCATCTGAGTAAACAGACTTGGTTTGACCCGCGGGAATTGTGACGTTAGCACCCGACCCTTGAGAAATAATGATGTTCTGCGAACCGCTGGTGCTGTTCTGAATAAACCACATCTTGCTGACCGTGTTAGGACCAAGAGTAATGGTGCAGGCGCTGTCCAGCGTTCCTGTATACTTTAAAAACAGGGCGCGGCCCGGATCAGTGGCACCGTCCGCAATGGTGGTGGCGTGTGTGTCCGCGTTAGTCGTAATAGCCTCAGTGCCAAAAGCAAACGCTTCAGCAATAAGTTCTAAGTTTGTGTTAGTTGTATCGCCCCAAGAACCCGATTGTTCTCCAGAGCCAATCTCTTCTAAGCGAAGATCGTTTGTATATACGCTTGCCATGTTGTTATCCTATGCTGCGAGGCCATGCTCAATCTCAACCCAATCAGGTGTTTGAGCAACCGTGATGTTTGTAAAGTTAGACGTTTGAGCAACCGTGATGTTTGTAAAGTTAGACGTTTGAGAGGGAATTATGTTACTCCAAGCAGACCTTAACTCGCCTATTTGACCCGTAGCACTAACTCCAGTAACCTCAACGTTTGCGGCTCCTACAATGGTTGTAGTGCCTATGGCAGAAGTCATTTGAACTTCTGTGTTTGTTGTAAAAAAGCTGCCTAACGCCGAGGTGCCCGCAACGCCCGTTACAGAAACGTTGGCCTCACCAACCACCGTTACAGAGCCAACTGCTGCCGTTCCAACTAAGGAACCTACAAACCCAAAGGCGTCTCCCGAGACGTTAACAGTCTGACTGTTAACAGAAGCGGTCGCAGTTAATGGAAAGGCAACGTTGGTATTCCAAGTACCCGTGTTCCATCCTTGTATGGAGCTATTCCACCCCTGAAAGGCTGCAACCGGATCAGCCATTAGGCTATCCGAATAATCGCGTTAGAAGCATCAGCCGTGGGAAACACAATCGTAAAGTCGCCAGAACTAGCCGCCTTATCCGCGCCAAAATCTAGAACACAAACCGTCGGATCACCGGATGCCGCCTCGTTAAAGATTAACGCGCCCCGCACTCCCGAAATAGTAACCGTAGAAAACACCTCGTCAGCAAAATCTGTAAACGCCGTGGTGCTACTTGACGTAGGTGTTACACTGGTAAGAAAGTTTCCCTTCGCGGTGTAATTTGTACCACTGATTTCGTTGCTAGAAGTGTACGCGGTTGTTGCCGCGGTAAAACTGGCGCTGTTATCATACAAGGCCAGTTTAAATTGGTCGCTTGCTGCCGTGAAGTTGTGTACGCCCTTCATCAGTTCTACTTTGAACGACGTGCATAGAAAGTTTCCACTGAAAGCCATCTACATTTTCCTTATATATTCGGCCAACTTGGGCTGACCCGCATCTTTTATTGCATTATATACCGTAGTACGGTCACTTTGGATAGCCTGTTTCATATACACCGAAATTATCTTCTCCATCTCGGAGCGATACGCGCGGGCCTGATCCCGTATGGCAGGAGGAGCGTTGTCGGAAACACCAATTATCTTGTTTACGCAACGCAACGCAGTTTCTTCCGGTGTAAAACCACGGTTATCCGTAGTCTCAACACCAACCTTAAAATCATTAGACATGGACACGCCAAAGGACATATTGTTCATTGTTTCGGCCTCACAACAGGTCCAGTACGGTATTCATCTGTAACTTCTTTAGCTTCTCCCAGCATCTTCAGTCCCATGATGGCCTCTCCAAACCGTTTTTCATACAACGCTTCCATATCCTGTTCACCCTTCATAAAGATGTAGGCTTCCATCAACGAGCCGTACAGCATGGCAATCTCAGCGTTGTCACTGAGCCACGAAACAGTGGTATCCGCTCCAATAGCTGCAATTACTGCGGTAGCCCCCGTGTCACTTCCGGTAATCGTCTCTCCAACAACATAATCTCCACTTGGAATCACAACAGTCAGCGTTGTGGAAGACGGTACAGAGTTAACTCCGCTAGATTGACCGCTAGTCGATCCAGTAATTGTATCCGCCGCGGTAAAAGTGCCCACAACACTGGTTAACGTTAGCGTAAAGGCGCTCTGCGTTAAACTTAACGGACGATAGAAGTAGTGTAGCTCAACATTGTAACCGCTGTCGGGTGTTGGAGCTAAGATGAAGTTTTGCAAGTCGTACTGCGCATAATACCGAGGAGGTCCCGTAACCGCAGCATTCGGGGTAAACGATTGAACAAAGTCAGAGTTTTTAAAGTCTAAAAATATCTGTTGAGTACTGTCACTGGTAAATGACAAAGAAAATGGAGCTAAAAAATCGTCAGGAGCATTTAAATACTTGTTTCCCGCGGTCAAGGTTCCCGCGGAGTTCTTTTGAAACAGGCTTAACTGGACGTTTTTTAAGATTCGCTCCTCCGTATTTTTAATAAAAATAGGAAGATTCTTAATAAACGTTGTCTCGTCGTTTTCAGTGTAATCCTGTATCGCTGTTTTAAGCGTTGTGTATGTGTAGCTCATGTTGTCACCGTGACCTCGCCTACCGAGCCTTCTAAAGCTACAGTGTTGTTTATTTCAGTTGGAAGTTCCGCGGTTCCCGACGTAGACCAGTTTCCGTTTCCTAAATAAATAATTCCGTTGGTAGTTTTAACCATAAAAGGCGTGTTTGTATCAGGACTTTGAGGACGCGCATCTTTTAAAGCCTGTGGATCAGAAACTTCTCTAAATGGTCCTAGTTGAGGTTGCTTGGCTTCCCACTCGTCCCTGCCAACTAACAAGCCGTTCCACTCTTTTCGCATGTCTTTATACCGATACCGAAAACCGGATCGGTCAGAAATTGCAAAAGCGTTTTTTCCACTTGCAAATTGAGACATCAGCCCGTCCTATAGTACTGATACTGCGGAACCACGTTAAACGAAGCCCTGTCACGGTCTTCCGTCATAGCGCGTTCAAACTCTTCCTCATACATGGCTTTCAATAGTTGTACGCGCTGCGGGGCTCGTTTTACCGAGATATAATAAGCCAAACCCGCGGCCAAACAGGGGTAGAACCTAAACGGCATGTCCAGAGTATTGATATACGTGTCCGCGTCATCCATACGCGTGAGTGCATTATAATACACAATATCGGTGTTGTTATCTGGTGCAGGCCAAAGTTTAAAACTGGGCGTAACCTGACGATCCAAGAAGAATTGATTGGGTCTGCCTTTTGTATCCTTATTCGGGATGTTCAAGTACTCTTCGCGGCTTAGTCTTGATAAAGCGTAATCTGTTCCGTCGCGTTGAACTACAACAGACAATATGTCAATTATATCAGCATCAAGAGCATAGACTCCCGTGCCATCCACCATCGTGACAGTGCGTTGAGCAATCGTCCACTGGTTTAATCCACGGTTTGCCCACTCAGCCAACATAAGATTTAACGAGCGTTTTGCTGTCTTTAAATCATACCCCGTTCGTACTTCTAAGCCGCAACGCTCAAAAGCTTCTTCAATGTATTCATCTACATCAAGTTCAAAATCTACGCTGTTAGATACGGCCATCTTAATCCTCGCTGTAAATGTTATCAAATATTTGAGTTACATCTAACGTATAGTCTAAATCAGATTTAGAGTAATGTACATGCTGCGAAGGTTTGAAGTCCGGTGCGCCCTGACCTGTCTCAAACCAAGCTGGATGCGTTACCCTAACGCGGTTGTTTGGCAAAGCCACGATATTGCCCGTCCACTTATCCGCATTTAGTAATTGCATGACATGAGCCTGCTTGTGTTGAGCCGGATCATCCGCAATATCCGTATCAGTGTAATCCACAGTAAACATATACTTGGCAGGAAAGAACTCGCCGCCAATCTTTGCCATCCAAGGACAAGGTGTGGCCCTGTCCAAAACATACACTGCGTGAGTGTGAGAAGGGCAATCCCACGGTTGAGCCTCGTGTACAGCCATAGGTTGCGGCCAATCTTCTAAAGGTTCGTCAGCAACCAAAGCTGTTATAGGCATTCTAGCCCACATTGCGCCGCCGTGAACATTATCCCCGCCCTCCTCGTCTACCTCACAACCTGTAAAGATAAGTTGAAAGCTTAAACAACGATTAGGCATAGTGGTTACGGCAATAGCCATAGCGTGTAGAAACTCGCCGTGATAACGTTCGTGATTAACGGTGTACTCACGGCGAACCCAACACTTAAAGTGCGGTATGTTACTTTGTAAAAACGGCATTAAAGTTTACTTTTTCTTTACCGCGCCGCCCTTGGCGTAACCTTTTTTCTTCATCATAGGACCGCCGTTCTTGCGTTTAACTGCGCCACCCATTTTCATCTTCTTTACCGCGCCGCCCGCTTTCATCTTCTTAGCAGCGCCGCCCTTGGCGTAACCCTTTTTCTTCATCATAGCCATTTTAATATCCTTTATGTGCTAACTGAACCAGTTGTACGTTTTCTTTTACCAGACATTACTCTTCCGCATCCACGGGCAACCACTCCTTTTTTGTTGGGCGGCGGCGCTTTTCTTTTCGCTTTGATTTCGCCCCCAAGGAACGCATATTTAACTTCAGCGGCTTTGGTGTTTTTGACGTTGGTTTTACCTTTAGAGCCTTCTCGTTTTTTCTTCTGAGCTGTTGAAGCTCTTTCTGATTGGGAAAGAGAAGCCGCCTTAGATCGCGGAAGACATCGGTCAGGGTTCTTCTTATCTTTAGAAGTGCCGCACTTACCTTTAATTTTTCCATCGGTTCCAATTCTAACCCAATCCTGTTTTACCCAATCCTTTAAAGCACCCATTATGCTGACGCCTTCTTCTTACCCTTGGCTCCTTTGGCATAGTTCGGGTCTTTGCAATACTTGGATGCCGCCATGTTAGCGTAAGCGGAAGGATAAGTATCAAAAGTTCTTTGAGCCCACGCCTTACCCGCAGGGCAAATCTTGCTACCCTTGGATTTCTTGGACGCACCCTTGGACTTACGTGAGTATGCCATTAACCGTTGCCCCTTTAATCGTAGTACGTAGCTAGTTCTTGTATTCTAGCTGTGTTATTTTCAACAACTTTAAGTAGTGCCTCGGTATCCGCATAAAGTAGTGCCGTTAAAGTGTGTAATTCAAACAATGTAACGCCCATCCACCCCAAATAAGCTAAAAAAGCCGCGCCACATAAACCTGAAAAAACATCGCGCTTCATGTCAACACTTCCACCGTTTTCTAGCTTGGCGTAAACGACTGTTCGGGTCCTTAGCCGCCTTCGGAAACTTCTTCATCTGACCCGCGGACCGCGCACAAAAAGACTTGCGCCGCTTGGCGTCTTTGCTTCCCGCTTTTACCTTGCCCGTAACCGCGGTTTTTAGCTTTGATCCGGGGTTCTTGGCTCTGTAAGCCTTCACACCCTTCTCTGTCATTCCCGCCCCAGACTTAGTGGAGCGGAAATTAGTCTTGTTTCGCGCAGGCATTTTGCCCTTAGTCATACTTCTTACGCATATACAAAATAATAGTATATGTATCTGCGCTGGTGTGACCTACCGTAGTGAAGCTAATGTCGCCCGTTTTTCCGCTGCCCGCGTTGTTGGTTAAGCCGCCAAACGCAGTATAGTCGTGATCCCCACTTTGGTTCTCACCAAGTTCAATGCAAAACGCGTCAGTAGTTGCATCAAACAAAATCTTAACTTTCATGCCAATGCACTGCCACCAAATACGTTCAATAACAACACCCGTACAGGTGTCGCCATCAACGCTGGCCTGTAGCGCGGAAACATCTACTTTAACAACAGCCGATTCTCCGGTGCCGTCTGATACGTTAGTAAACTTCATCACGACTTGTTTGCCGCCGTCGATTAGCGTCTGTGACGTTACAGCATCTGCCATGTCAAACTCCTATAAGAAAGGCGGGGCGCTAACCCCGCCAAATTAAACATTAGGCTGCGAAAACAAACGTACCTGTAGTACCCGCGCCGAGATGCTGGAAGTTATACGAAACATTCCACAGACCCGCTGTTGTACAGGTGAAGTAGATATATGAACCAATGCTCATCAAGTTCGTTGTTGCGTTAGCCGGAGTGAACTTCAACAAAGTTTCCCCAGCAGTTGACGTATCAAACGTGACCGCGGAGCTAGTTCGACTCTCTATAATGCTGCCTGTTTCATAAGCGTCATCACCCGCGCAATCAAAACTCAAGAAAGCAGTTCCGCCAGTAGTATCAACTGACTGAGCGTGGATACACACAACACCGACTGTTGCCGCTGGAAGAGTAGTAACCTGTTGCGCTCCGCCTGTGAACGGGTTGATGTTAATTCCAGCGACATAGGAAACAGTGCCCGAGGTGGCTTTAGCCGTAACAGTAAGACCACCTAAAGTAGGCATTCCGCCCGAAAATACAGAACCCGCTACCGTAAGATTGCCGCCAATTGTGGCGTTCGTTCCATAAGTAGAATTTGTTGTGTCTGCGCCTGTCGAAGTGTTTGTTGTAATAGATTGAAATCCGTCTTGCGAACGTACTGGTCCGCTAAAAGTAGAGTTACCCATGATTATCTCCTGTCGTGGGTTAAGTCAGCCACACAACGCGACTGTCAGGGATGCTGAACTATACCGCAGTAAATACAAAAAAGAAAGGGGCAACCGAAGCTGCCCCTTAAAACACAAAGATGTGGTTAGCTTATGCTCCGGGGGTTCCGAAGACGCAGCGCCAATCTGATACACCAAACGAGTAACGCTCACGCGCTTTAAAACGCATGTTGCCAGTGTCAAAGTCACCTTCCATCGCGGTTTTGATAGCCGCACGGTTAAAGTACTTGAAGCCGTTTGGAGCGTCTGTCTTGATGAAGTACGCGTCGGTATCTGTGAGGTAGTGGTTAACAACCGCACCCTCGGGAAGCATACCCATGTTCTTCATCGCGTTGTTGTCGTTGTCCGACGTACCGCTACGAAGCGCAGAGTTCATCACACGTTCCGCAATAAACTGAAGCTCTTTTGGAATGATAAGTTTCGTTCCACGAACCGCAATTTTAAGACCACGTTCATCGGTGAAGCCCGCAATGTCGATTAGCATCTGCTCAAGCGAAGTTTCGTTGAGGTCAGCCGCAACAGCCAGAAGGTTAGTCTGGGTTCCCGACAGAGAAGGGTGTGAAGCAGAGCAAAGAGCCGCGCCGTCACCAATTACGTTTGCACCAGTAGAAAACGCGTTGTTCAGGATAGACGCAGCTTTGATCTGCTTTGTCGTAGCCATCGAACGAGCCAACGCTTTGGTGTAACGCGAAGCCAGACGATCATAAAGATTGTCTTCGATTGCTTCCTCAGTGATTGAGAAGGCAAGCGCAATGGTTTCGTGAGTGTAACGAGCGGTGTAAGTCTCTTGAGCGTCGTCAAAAGAAATTGCCCCACCTTCACTCTTAACAGGTGCTGTTGCGAAACCTCCGAGCATAACTTCTTCTTCGAACGCCCGATCCGAGCTTTCTTCGTCAAAGATTTCACTATGTTCGTTTTCGTAACGTCCAAACTCCAGCCCAAACAATGCGTTCAGTCCCGGTTCTAGCTCTTTTGCTAGTTGTGCGCGAGAAATAGCCATTTTCTAAGCTCCTTATACGCCTGTCGTAGAAACAGTGCCCGCTGCAATAGAGCCCGTAGGCGCATTGAAGTGGTTGTTTATACGAACAATGAGAGGGATACCCGCACTTGTGAAGTCATTATTAGCAGGATCGTCTAAGATACCCATAATTCTGAGAGCCAAAGTGTTGGTGGTTGCGATAGTGTTCAGATCAGCCGTTGCCGAAGACAACCCTGTTGAAGTCGAACCGCTGTTACCTGTAGCAAGCGCAATGTTTGCAAAAACCGCGGCGCGAATTTCCGCTTCAGTGTTTGCCGCAGCCACAACATTAGATGTTGCAATCCGAAACAACTGATTTGGATCATCGTAAAGGAAGGCTTTGACCGGAAAGTCGCTATCTGCGCCTGATCCGGGCCAAAAGTTAGAAAACACGGGCTTACCCGTGGTATCCGAAACATATTCACACCCGCCAAAAACTCCAGCTATTGACACGTTACCACCAGCCGCAGCCTGTAGATCGTCAATAACACCCGCGGCCAACGGAATAACCGCCATGCCTTGGAAAATTGGATTAGAGTTGTCAGATGCGATACGATACTCGGTCATGCCAGTAGAAGAGACAGAAGAACCCTGTCTGCTTATTGGACGAAGACCATAAGACGTTTCTGTATTCGCCATTATCTTTCTCCATTAAAGGAGGAGCTAGTTCTTCCTAGGTCCACCAAAGGTTACACGAGACTGACGATCTGGTTTATTGATCGTCATGGTTGAATGTGCATTCTCTCGCATCATGTCGGAGTCAACTGCTTCCATCTGGTCCCTATTTCTACTGGAGAAATAAGACGTTCTTTCCGCAACTGTCTCTTCGGGAATACGAGCCAGCATCAAACCGCCAATTCCAAACACACCTTCGTATTTACCTGATTCAACTACCGGAGACTCAAAGTCAGGGTATTCGTCCTTACGGACAAGTTCCCAACCTTCGCGCATCTTGGCGCTGATGTTTTTAGTATCGTCAAAGCCCCGAGTTTCGGAACGAATCCAACGATGCTTGTATCCATCCGGTGCAGGTGGTGCGTCTAGCATAGACGGGGGAGCCCACGGCTTACGCGCAACCGTTTTTTCCCGAGTTGTGTTAGCGCGAGGAGTTCTGTCTGTCATAGCTTTAATCCTTCACGTATTTCGCGTATTCACTTAGTGGCACACCCAATTTTTTCGCTATTGCGACTTGGCTAGGGGTGAGTCTAACCTTCCTTCCACTGCGCCCAGAGGTACTTCTTGAAACCCCAGCAACCGTCTGTGCGGGCCGTCTACTGGTAGTATTTGCAGGCACTCTAAACTTATCCGAAATGCGCTGATCTAGTTCACTATAGTAGTCATCGCTCTGCGGGTCAAATCCTTCGTCTTCAACCAGCTTTTTATGAATACCAAAAGCAGCAAAAGTCATGGCCTCGTCTTGACCAAACCAATCATTTTGTTCCGCCCATTCTTCGGCCTTGCGGTCAGGGCGTTTGACTTGCTGTTGTTGCTGCACCTGTTGCTGTTGTTGCGGCTGTTGAGACGCGGTTTGCCGCTGACGCTCCTGCTGCATTTTAGCCTGAGACGCCCTGTCGTTCTCAATAGACAGAGAAGTTAGCTTGCGCTGCGCCTCTACCGCCGCTTGCGTATCCCCAAGCTCCATAGCCCTAGCCATTTCTTTCTCGGTCTGGGCAAGCTGTGTCTCCACACGCGTGGTATATTCATTAACGTAGCTGTTATCCAAACTGGACATACGCTGCTTTAACGAATTAGCTTCCGCCTGAACATGCTTTGCGTAGTTCACAGCTTCGTTTTCACGACGCTCCGCCTCGCGCATCTTCTTGGTAAGGCGGTTTATCCGCGATTGAGTAGCGTTCTCCGCTTGCTCAAACTGGTCCTCAGAACCTGCGGTAGAAGTTTCTTCAACAGAAACCTCCGTTGCGCTCGAACCTTCCAGTTCCAGTTCAATTTGATCGTCTTCTGCCATTGTTTTCTCCTAGAAATGCAAAATATCTTCGGGGTCAGAAATCTTGGCTAAGATTTCATCGTCATTAAGAATACGGACCTCGCCACCGTCGATCTTAAAGCGCGAACCCGCGTAACGGGCAAACATTACCCAATCACCCTTCGCGCACCACGGACCATCTGAAAACTTAGCCTCGTCCTGATACGCCAGTTCCCCGACCTTCAAGACATACCCAACCTGCGTAGATACAGATTGTTCCTCAACTACTTTATCCGGTAAATATATGCCGCCATCCGTCTTGCCTTTCCCCTTGTATGGGAGAATCAACAGACGCCATCCCGTAGGAGTGGGCATTTTTTCTAAAAGAGACTGACCCAAAGAATCTGGGTCCAACGTCCTTGTTACTTCTGCTTTGTAAGCATCTTCTAAGTTCGCCACGCCTTCTCTAGCCGCGGTTAAGTCTATTGCATGTGCTTTAGTCAACACTACGCTCCTGTTTATCTAGCAGGCCCTTGAGTTCCTGTTCCACGTGATTTAGGGCCTCTAAGTTACCCATAAGCTCACGATATTGCTCTTGTGATTTAACGTTGCCGTACTGCATTAGATCAACAACGCCTTGTCTCCTTTCCCTTATAACGCGAAAAACTGCTTCTGCAACGCGTATCTCATCCATTCCCAGATTCTCCCATTTAATCTTATACGGGAAACTTACTTGTTTTTTAGTAAACGTGCAACGAGTCGTCCGTAATTTTTACTGGCAGGCAATAAGCAACCGCTCTGTCAGAAGTTGTAATACCGTGAGTGCTATAACGCTCCACAAGCGCCTTGGCTACCCTGTTACACACGTTTAACTGGTAGAAATACAAATCATTTATAACCAAAGACCGCGCGTCCCCATACCCAAGATACAGCATAAGGACGAACGCGTGCATTAAAACACAACTTCAAAGTGTGGGGCGTCAATAAACGGTCTGCGGCCCTGTGATCTTCGAATGTCAATGTAGCTGTTCATTGCATTTTCCGCGGTTCCGTCCCACGCACCAAGATCATCTATCGTCCAAGCCGCTCCCCAACGGAGCTTTACCCCCGCTGCCTCGGCAGCTTCCTTCATGGCATCCGCAATCTCGTCGTATAGATTTAACTCCCAACGCCCGCCGTTGCAATAAGCCATCAAATCAACGGCATTGCCGTCAATGTGTTTCGACTTCATCGTCTGAGAAGCCCCTTTTGCAACCAGAACGCGTTGTTCTTCTATTGTTCTCAACCCGCAGATGACCGAAAAGTCCTGCTTCGTAACGCCGATAGCGTATTTCACGACCGTTACCAGATCGTCGTTGACACCTTCTAGCCTTGACAGGCTTCGTTTTCCTAACTTGTAGCCCATAGTTACTTCCTCGCATACTTAGATATTGCCCGATTTCCAAACCAAAAAGCTAAGACTGCCGACATAAGTCCGGCTGTTTCTGGGTCCCACATAAGTTCAACAGCTTCCGTCCATTCGCCGCCAGACTGCCCTACTTTAACCATAATAACTACTTTTGTAGCTACGAACAGTCCGAAAAAGGCATAAGTAATGACAGGACGCACAGAACCCCGAAGAGCGTTGATAAATCCGCCAGCGTCAATAGATCGGTCATGCTCATACAACCCCTTCGTTTCCGCGATATCTGCCTGTTTATCTAACTCAACCAGCTTCATCTCAGAACGCTTCTGCGCCAACTGCGTTTCAAGCTGCATCATCTCCATACGATGCTTCTGTTGCTGGTTAGCCTTAAAATAGCTAAGAATCTCGGGGAGAAAAGAACTCCCAAAGCCCAGTAAACTTCCTAACAGCGCCATCATTTCTCTGATCCTAACCATACCGCAAACGCGCCCGTCATGGACCCAGAACAAATTGATATCATCGCGGACTGCTGTGTGGACAAATCCTCTAAAGTCATCCCCCACTCCAAAACCCGTATATACATCACGGTCATTACAAACATCATAAGTCTCGGCATAAGACGATATTCTAGTATAGTCTTAAAAGTTATAGACATTAGAACCCTCCTTTCAGGCCATCTAATATTTCCGATAAACTAGGGCGTTTATCTTTCTTCTCGTAAACACACATAAAGACTTTCGGACACTCTGAAAAACTAAGCGTAGGGAAATGATATCCCAACCCACCAAAACCCGCACTGAATCTATATACACATACCTTTTGACCACCTGCGTCCGTAAACCTTTTCCATAAGTTACATTTGACATGCGTTGGATTTGCTACGCCCGCAAGCGCAACAGACAAAACTAAAACCGAAATCATTGCGTAACCAACACAATTAAATAAACACCTCCGCCAAGCACTCCAATAATCCCCAACGACAGGACGGCAATAGCCATGTTATTCTGTATCTGACGTTTTGTTTCCATTGCTTTGTAAACCGTTGCTTCCCGCTCTGCGCGTATCTTGCGCCGCATACCTAACATCTCGTCGTAAGTACCTAAGCCAAACCGATAATCCAGCATGAACTTGATTTCTTTCTCTTTCTCCAAAAGAGTCTTCTTGCGGATTACGATATCCATAGCTTGCTGCTCTATGTTATCGGTGCCGAGAGTCTTCTTATCTAACCATGTAGGAGTTTTTCGCTGCGTCTCAGCCTTGGAAATATCCGCAACCGCAGAATACCAAGCCCCAAGCTGCTTGCTGACGTCCTGCATTTCGCGTCCCGCGCCAACCAACATTTTCACGCCCTTAAAGGCGGCATTGGCTGCGGCAAAAGCCGTTACAGGATCAATCATAGCATTAGAACATTGAGTACGGTGAAGTTATTGGCGGTGCCGTGTAACCACCCGCGGGAGGCGAATAAAAATTATCCTGTATTTGAGGTAAAGACATCACACCCCGAGAGAACTGGTCGCCTTGGTACGCGCCCGTTAACCCGTATCCACCAGCCATCTGTTGTTGAGGACCCATCTGCTGTTGAGGACCCATCTGCTGTTGAGGACCCATCTGCTGTTGAGGACCCATCTGCTGTTGAGGACCCATCTGTTGTTGAGGACCCATCTGTTGTTGATTCAAAGCTTGACCAAAGCTTGGGTCGTTCATCGGTACTTGATTGGAGCCGTCAAACGCCATCAAAGGACTACCCATTTGTGGCTGAGGCTCACCTGAATTAAAACCCCTAAGAGCTTCCGGCTGTGGGGCAAAAGGAAGCGGCTGAGGTACAGGCTGCGGAGGAACACCACTGTTCATCTGAAAGTTAGACAGGCCGTTGAGAAATCTACTCATGTCAAAACTCCATTAGACACACGCGTGGTACTTACCGCCGCGCTTCGCGGCACCCATGCCGCGGGCCGTCTTAATCGCAGTAGACGTAGGTATCTTGAACGGCGCACTCTTGCCATACGGAATACGGCCCTGATCCTTAATATCAGCGTAAGGAACCGCCTTCGGAGATGGACCCGCAGGGGCCCCTTGGAATTTTACTTTAGCCATTACTAACTCCTCTGCTTCATAATCTCGCGGTCCATCGCACTCTGAATGCGCTTGTCCGTCTGCTGTTCTTGGCTCTGCAAGCGTTGCTGGAACTGCTGACCACGCATCTGCTGGTTTTGAGCATCAAGCTGAAGTCTCGCTTGATCCATCTGAGCGTCCGACTGTTCCGACTGCGCCTTAATCTCCAACTCTTTCTCTTTGAGTTGTACCAGAGGATCAGGCCCCTGACCAGATAATTGTCCAGATAGCTGTTTTACCTGTTGCATTCCCTGCGCAACCAACTGAGCCACTACCGCCTGATACTGCATCTCCATCTGAGCCTCGTCGCCGCCCTGCATTTGCTGCATCTGCTGCATACCAGCCTCTTCAGCCTGTATCTTAACATGCTCCAAAATGTGTTTTTGTAAAGCAACAGCAACCTGTGGCATCTGACCAACCAAAGGACTAGACCCAAAGATTAAATGCGCCGTGATGTGAGACTGATGATCCTGACCCGCGAACGCACGTAACTCCATCATGTCCAAACCGTTGATGTTCTCTTGCGCAGGGTCCAAGGGCCGCGGTTCGTCGTCAGGAACCGCCTTCATTATCCTATCAACGTCCGTAACACCCAAAGATTCATACATATCACGATATACCTCGTGCATGTTGTGCATCTCTGGTGCCTGTGCAGCCAACTGCATTTTAGTCTGAGATAACGCAATCCGCTGCGCCTGACTAAATACATTCGGATTACTGACAGGAATTACGTCCACACGGTCGTCGAAATCAGACGCCATGATGCTCGACTCGTCACCAGCAACAGAATACGGATACTCCTGCGGTAAACTCTCCGACATTACCCGCGCCAAAATCTTAAATTCCTGACGCATCGCATAATGCAAACGCTTGTGAACCGCGCTCATTACACGAGAACCCTGCTCCAACATCGCTATCGTCGTGCCAACCGCCGCGTTCTGATTGCCGTCGCCAACCTTCATGTCAGTGATAGTCGCAAACCGCTGTCCAGCCTGTACAACAAAACCCAACAACTCAAACAACGTCCGGTCAGGACCCTTAAACGGTAACGGCATTAAGCTGTCCCGAATAGCGCCGCCCGGAGCATCTACGTCCCTAAACTCCCCCGGTTGTAGAGGCTCGTCGTCGTCCCGAATCCGAAGTCCGCGGGCCTTGAACCCCGCAGGTAAGTTCGACAAAGTACCCGCGTCAATCAACTGCCGAAGCGCACTCGTCGCGGTTCGCGATAAACCACCTATGGTATGGATCAAGCCCAAGCCATAGAACCCAAATCCCGGTAAAAACTTAAAGTGTGTAAAATATGCAATCTTCTTCTTAGCCGGATCGTCCTCACGGTAATTCCGACGAATAGACAAAACCTGACCGTTGTCCTGAGATATCGTGACAAGATAAGGAACCTTAATGCCCGTGGGCTCTCCGTCATCGTCAACGTCCTCATAACCCTCTAAGTCCAGATCAACGTGACACTCCAACAAAGTACAGTCGTAATCAATCTGCGAAGGCTCTACGCCGTCAATGCGGTTTATCTCAGAGTCTACGTCCGTAATGTCCCCCTGCGCAGGTATCACGTCTATATCCAAATACACACCAGCAAGCTGCTTCTTGCGCAGGTCATTTAAATCCATGCGAATAAGCTGACTAATGTTTGGACACGTATCCAAATCAGAGGTGTCATACGGCACAACCAAGTTCTGCGCAGGAACAAACTTACTTACTGCGCGGTCCATGACCTCATCGTAATAAGTCTTCTTAAACGTACTGCCCGCAAGCGGTAAATAAAACAACATCTGATCCATGTCAGGAGTGTAATCCTCCATGACATTCGTAATGTAGTAGTTCATAAACTGCTTAACCCGCTTGGCCTGATCAGCCTTGGCGTGTGTCTCCTCGCCCATGACCTGCGTTCGTACAGGACCACTCGCGGGAAGTAGCTCGTTAAATGCCTGCGCCTGAAACTGCGTAGCAGCCTCCGCCAACAAAGGATGCGTTACGCCGCTGGAACCGCGAAACGGCTGAGTACGCTCCTCGTAATTAAATCCCAACAACTCCAAACCATTTGTATACGCATCCTCCCAATCCTGACGACCAGCCTTGTTCGCGTCAAACTCCGCAGCTAAATCGTTGCCAATGCGACTAAGTTCGCGGTCCGGCATCTCCTCCGCCAAATTTGCGTAAAAGTCCCCGTCCTCGCCGCGCATGTCCTCTGGATCAAAGTCAACCAAAACACTGCCGTCGTCCTCCTCAGAAATCTCTATCTCTACGTCGGAATCCACAGCATACAGCATAGGGTCCCCGCCAGAGTCCGGTATCTCTATCTCCAACTCAGCGCGTAAATCGTCCTCGTCAAGCTGACTCGGTACGTTAGTATCCATCAATCCGCCAATAGCCATAGCCGTCTCCGTCAATAATATGCGTGTACCCTAGCAGATGTTTCTTCATCTTGCCAATCATCTGTTGGCAACTGCACAAAATTGCCCTGACGATACCTCATCAAAGCTTGCGTAGCACTGTCAACCAAATCATCAAACTCGCCGTTGGGAAATGCCGCCATCTCCTCAATTAACTCGTCCGCCCAAGTCTTGTCAGGAGCATACACCATACCAGCCTCAAATAAAGGACTAACGCTGTGCAACCGCGTTATCTTGTCATTGCCCCTACTCGGCGTAAAATTCACAACAGGTATCCCAACCTGACGCATCTCCTGAGTTAAAGGAGTCCCGCTAGCCTTCGCCTCAACTATTACCGTGTCAGGGTCCCAAAACTGATACTCCTCAAAAGCAATCCGCTTTAATTCAGGAAAATCCCAACGACCCTTCTTGCTATCCAAAAGTATTAACGCAGGGGACCCACCATCCTCTTCAGGATAAAACACACCCCACGTCGTAATAGCACTGTAATCCGCACTCTCCCGCTTGCTAAACGCCGTGTCATAGCTCTGTATCACATACTGCAAGTTAGGGACCCGCTCAGAATCCCAACGCTTCCACCACTCCCGAGGAACAATCGCGTTCTCCTCACCAGTAGGATTCTGCTGATACTGAGCATTCCACTTCATAGGTGGAATAGATGCCTTGACCGCGGTTAAATCCTCAATGCTCCAATACTCAGGCCAACAAGGCGTACCATCCTCAAAAACCGCAGGTAACTCCACAACCTCCCATTGATCCGCCAAAGGGTCCTTCGCCATAGCACGTAACAACTGACCCGTCATGTCCTTCTCAGACCACCGAGTCTGTACCAAAACTATAGAACCTCCGGGCTGTAATCGCTGCCGAGGACCACCAGTGTACCAATCCCAAGCGTCAGTAAAACCATTGGAACTCATAGCCGTCTGCTCAGAATGAGGGTCGTCAATAATAATTAAATCACCGCCACGACCCGCTAAGTTTGAACCAACGCCAACAGCATAATACATCCCGCCAGCACTCGTGTCCCAACGACCAGAAGCCTTCGAATCCGCCGCTAACTTTACGTTAGGAAATACCCCCTTATACTCATCCGTGTCCAAAAGATTCTTAGTCTTACGACCAAAGTTTACCGCCAACTCCGTCGTGTGAGTCGCCTGAATGATCTTCATATTAGGATTCCGACCCATCATCCAAGCAGGAAACAAAAACGACGCAAACTCAGACTTCGTGTGCCGAGGAGCCATGTTGATAATCAAACGCTTTAACTCGCCACTCGCAACACGCTCCAACTTCTCAGCAATAATTCTATGGTGCCTACCAGCAATAAACTCAGGCCACATACCCTTTACAAAAGGTAAAAATTTATTTCGCTGAGACTCCTGCTTTTCTAGTTGTGCAAGCCTAAGTTGAAGTTTCAAGGATGTTTCTTGTGCTACGATACTCACGGTTCAGGGACCCCTAACGACCTTTCTTCCTGTAGATCAATTAAACGCTCAACCTCCATATCCTCTATCTCCGAATCAGAAGGACCCTCCTCGTCCCACCGTTTTTCGTCCGCGGTCCGGTGATCCATAGCCGCGAACCGCGCTTCCTCTTCGCGGTCTTGTTTAATAGACTCTATGTCCGCAGCTTCTAGTTGCATTTCTGTAATAATACCCACGAGCTTTCTCCTTAAAGTTGTACAAAGATTATAGTCTTATTGCATAGTTATACCCTATACCATTTTTATAGCAACTATTTGTAAAGAACATGGCCCAAGCCACCGCAGGTCGGCACGGGGTGCGCGGTCGGCGGATTTCGGTCGATTTGGGTTTAACCTAGGCGGATTGACCCGATATGCTGGGGCCCCTAGGTCGCGTTATGCGGTCTTTGGGCCATGCGATAATCAGTTATTAAATGAGATATCGCATAGCCTGGTCCGGGTCTTTGTAATCCCCCTGCGGTTGTCCGGCGCGGGATATCGGAGCGCAGCCGTCGCGATTGTTCCGCCAGCTGGTGCAGTTGGTGCAGTTAATTGACGTTCGAGCGTCGATCCGGTGGATTTGGGAAAGTGGCTGCGCTCCGATATTCTGCGCCAGCTGGCGTCGGTTCGCGTCTCTCTCGTTCATCTCGTTTCCGTTCGTCGGGTATCTGGGCACGAGATCGACGGTGCGAGATCTTTTTCGACGGTCCTAGGGCCTTGGATCGCGGGGCCATAGGTTCGAGCCCCCCAGTGCGCGGGGCGGGGTGGCAGGGTTAACTATGCGCTGAAAAGCAAAAGGCCCGCTCTAAGGCGGGCCTGATCGTCGGTGTGGTGGTGCTGGGTATTACATATCGTG